ATCGCAACCGGCGTCGTGCCGGCCGAGTCCGAGAACATGGTCTTGAGGTCGGAGGAGTCGTACCACGCGCCTTGTTGGCCGGACGAGAAGAGGGCGAGGACTTGGGCTTCGAGGGGGCGGGTGCCGGATGCGCCCATCCTGCCGAGAGCGAGGCCGAACATTACGCGGCCACCACGGCGATCTTCTGCCCGGGTTCGACGGCGAAATACTCGGCCGCGTCCGCCACGATCCGCATGTTCGAGGTTGTTGCCGTCGGGTTCGCGCCGGCCAGGGCGTGGCAGTTCGCGTCGGAGATGATCCGCACGAAGCGCGTGCGCGGATTCAGCGCTGCCGACTGGGCCGAGGTCGTGAACGTCACGACCTGCGCGGCGACCGACGGCAACTTCGCCACCTGAGGCACGCCCCCGATGTCTTCCGACCTTGTCTGGTTAGCCATCTCGCCGAATTCGGTGATCCACAATTTCGCCATCTCTTGCTCCTACTGCGGCGCAGCGGCCGCAGCCACGATGCGCTCGTCAATTGCTTGGTTGATTCGGTCGCGTTCTGCCTGCGGTAGGCCGGCGAACTGCACCTGGACGACGCGCTTGCTCTGCGCGGCGATCACCTCGTCCGGCATTCCAGCGGTCTGCATGGCCGACAGCACGGTGATTTCGGCGTCGACGTCCGCGAGCGTGAAGTCGCGCGGCCACAGGACAGTCGGCGTCAGCGTCATGCCGAGCCATTTCGCCGAAAGATCCCAGGCCCGGTACTCGAAGTCGTTCATTGCCTGCGCGAACTGCGAAAGGCTTGCGTTGAGCGACTGGAATCGCATCTTCAGCGCGACGCCGGACTCGGCCTGGGTCGGCGTGTCGATCGTCATCGAGACTTCCGCAATCTGCTCGCGGATCATCTTGATCGCTTCGAGGTAGGTCGAGGCGGGACCGGCGTCCGGCGCGATGAACGATGGCGTCGAGCCGGAGTGCACGAGCAGGTTGTTTGTGCCGATCGTCTCGCCGGCAACCTTGGCGGCCGCCAGCTTCATCTCGTCGGTGCTGCCGTCCGGAACCTGCATCGTCAGCAGCGAAAACGTCTGGCTCCGCAGGATCTCGTCCATCTCCGACTGGAGATTGAACAGGCGCCGCGCGAGATCCGCGATCGGTGAGAATTGGCCGAATGCCGGGAACTCACCGCGCTCGGTGAACGCGATCACTGGGCACTCGCCAAGCGGGTGGTCGGCCTGCGCGAGCACGCGGTCCTTGCTGTCGGTCGCCGACCAGGACTGCCGGTCGAAGCGCCAGGTGCAGTCGGCGCGCTTACCGTCGGCGCCGGTGAACTGTCCGGAGAACGCGACGAAGTTGAACCGGCCGTCGTCGCCCATCTCGAAGTCGGTCACGACCTCGGGCGCGATCGTCGTCCAGTACGGCGCCACGCGCGCGGCAAGCTGCGTGCCGAGCGACTCCGGCAGCTGCGCCGGCATGTCGACCAGCAGCAGCATCGATCCGCGCGCCTTGGCCTCGAGCATGAACGACTGCCAGAACACGTCGATCGAGTTCCCGCGACCGTCGATGTTGTCGGCCATCGCCTGGTAGAACTCGTTCGGCAAGCCGCGCGAGACGTCCTGCGTCGACAGGTAGCCGACAAAGCGGCTGCAGGCGTGCATGAGCGGCGAGGCGAGCCACGCGACTTCGTTGCGCCTGGCGAACTTCAGGTCGGACTCGCGCGGGTAGCGCACGAGCGCAGAGTCGCCGACCTGCGTCGGACGGCCGAGCGAATCGAAGATCACCGTTGGGCGGTAGGGCCCTTCGGCGTGCAGGCAGTCGCGGATCGCCTGGAATCGTGGCTTCGCCGGAAATGTCATGGCCGCGCCGAATGTGAGGATGGCGAACCATCCACCGCAGCCTTTTCACAGGATGAAAATACGATGCCGCACGCTCGGGCCACTCAACAGGCGCGAGGCCGAATTCGTGGATATCGAACAACTGAAGGAAGCGCTCGGGGACGAGAAGTTCGGGGCGCTCAAGACCTACATCGACGACCTGACCGGCCAGCGCGACGCGGCCCGGCAGGAGTCGATCGCAGGCCGCAAAGGGCTGAAGGAGAAGCTCTCTGCGCTGGAGTCGGCACAGGCAACGCTGCTCGAGAAGCTCGGCCTCGATTCGGTCGAGGACATCGACGCGCTGCCGGATGCCAGGGGCGCGGCGGAAGCTGCCAAGCAGTACGAGGCCAAGCTGAAACGCATGGAGCGCGACCTGGCCGCCGCCACGCAGTCCCGTCAGGAGATCGACGGCAAGTACCGCACGAGCCTGCAGCGTGCCGCCATCCAAGAGGCGCTCGGCGGTCATGAATTCGTTGCGCGCGATCTCGTCGAGACCTACATCAGCCAGCGGCTGACGTGGGAGGGCGACGATTTGCTTTTCAAGTCCGACGGCGGCGCGCTGGTGCCGATCAAGGACGGAGTGGCCGGGTTCGCGAAGTCGCGGCCGGAGCTGCTCAAACCGCAGGGCACGGGAGGTGCCGGCGTCAGACAGTCCAACGCGGGAAGCGGCGGGCAGAAAACCATGACCCGCGCCGAGTTCGAAGCGCTTCCTCCCGCGCAGCGGGTCGAAGCCGCGAAGTCTGGCGTGCAACTGACCTGATCCTGTAGGAGCCCACCGTGGCGAACACCCTGACCAATCTCATTCCCGAGCTCTACACCAGCCTGGACGTCGTCAGCCGCGAACTGGTCGGCATGATCCCGGCCGTGACCGTCGACGCCGTCGCCTCGCGCGCCGCAAAAGACCAGACCATCCGCACGTTCGTGGCGCCCGCCGCGTCGGCCTCCGATATCGCTCCGGGCCTGTATGCGCCGGACGTCGGCGATCAAACGATCGGCAATGTCACCCTGTCGATCACCAAGTCGCGCAAGGTGCCGATTCGCTGGAACGGCGAGGAGGACCTGGCCGTCTCCGGTTCGTTCGGCGCGCAGGCCATCCGCGCTGCACAGATTCAGCAGGCGTTCCGCACGCTCGCCAACGAGATCGAGGCCGACCTGACCGCGCTGCACGTCAACGCCTCGCGCGCTGCTGGCGCCGCGGGCACCACGCCTTTCGGCACGTCCGGCGACTACTCTGCCGCAGCGCTGTCACGCAAGGTTCTGGCCGACAACGGCGCGCCGCTGACCGACTTGCAGCTGGTGATCGACACCGCCGCCGGCGCCAACATCCGCGGCAAGCAGGCCTCCAGCTCGCAAGAGTTCGGCGACACCCTGCTGCGCCAGGGCGTCATCATGGACATCAACGGCATGATGGTCCGCGAATCCGGTCAGATCCTGACTCCGGCGGCCGGCACCGGCGCGAGCGCGACCACGAACACCGCCGGCTATGCGGTGGGCGCGACCGTGATCACGCTGGCCTCGGCCGGCACCGGAACGATCGTTGCCGGCGACGTCATCACCTTCGCCGGCGACACCCGGCAGTACGTCGTAGCCTCGGGCGACACCGACGTCTCCAACGGCGGCACGATCACCCTGGCCGCCCCTGGCCTTCGCAAGGCGCTGGCCGCTTCGGCGGTGGCGATCACCGTCGTGGCTGCCGCCGCGCGCAACCTTGCGTTCCACCGCTCGGCGATCGTCTTGGCGCAGCGCCTGCCGGCTCTGCCGCAAGGCGGCGACTCGGCGGTCGACCGCACCGTGGTCACCGATCCCCGCTCGGGCCTGTCCTTCGAGATCAGCCAGTACGCCCAGTACCGGCAGATGTACTGGGAGGTCGCCTGTGCCTGGGGCGTGAAGGTGGTCAAGCCCGAGCACGTCGCGCTGCTCCTCGGCTGATGAGCGAGACCGTCCGCACCGTCCGCGTGGTGGCCGCGCACCCGTCGCAAGGCGAGTGCGTGGTCATCAACGAGGACGACTTCGACCCGTCTGTGCACCGTCTGTTCGACGGATGCCAGACGGCCGTCGATCCAGCGCCTGCGCCGCGGCGGCGCGGACGCCCGCCGAAACACATGACCGGAGAGAGCCAAGATGGCAACGGCTGAAAATGCAAAGCTCGAATACGAGGCGGGCCAGAACCTCGTGGCAATGGCGGCGCTGACCGACAGCGGCGACCATACCAACTTCACGTCGGCCTCGTCCCTGTGGTCGAATCGCAGCGGCTACGCCCCCGTGGCGCGGCCGAACGGTCTGCTGACCGGCGGTGCCGTCACGACGCACGCGACCAACGACACCGTCACCGTGGCGGCGCTGACCTGCAACCTGAACGGCGTTGTCACCAGCGTCGGTGCGGGCACGGCGACGATCACGCGCGGCGTCAGCTCGGACACGCACAACATCACGTCGATCACCGTGAACGCGGCCGGTGCGATCGCTGCGGTGTCCGGAACCGACGGCACGGCGTTCAGCGAGACGCGCGGCGTCGCCGGCGGCCCGCCGCTGATCCCGGTCGACTCGATCGAGATCGCTCAGGTGCGCACCACGAGCGTGACCGCCGCAGCCGTGGCAGCCACCGAGATCTACCAGGTGGTGGGCACGCACCGCGAGCGCGCGGATTACCCGCTGTACAACGTGCGCTACGAGGACGGCGGCGTCGAGTTCCTCTCGGCGCTGCCGCTGATCCACACGGGCGGCGTTCCGAAGAAGGTGTTCGCCTCGCACTACGCGCCGCTGTTCTCCGAGGTGCCGCTCGCCAGCGACTTCGTGCCTCCGGAGAACTCGCACAGTGTCACGTCCACGCAGGTTTACAACGCGACGCTCGGGTCGACCTCGTCGACGCTGAACCAGGGCACGTTCACCGCGTACCTGTCCGACGGCGTGACGGACCCGCTGGTGCAGCTCAAGGACGAGACGCTGTGGTTTCGGTTCTACCCGGACCGCTACAAGAGCCCGTACCTTCTGACCCAGGGCAAGCTCGGCGTCGGTCGGACATTCCCGGCTGGCAACGACATCCAGGCGGCCTGCACGATCTCGGCGAGCACCGCCGCGACCGAGGTCAGCGCCTGATGGCCTTCCACGCCGACAGGTTCGAGCGGGCCAAGCTCGCGCCGCGCCGCGAGACGCTGGATGTGCCGGCGCTTGCGGCGTGGTTCGACGAGGGCGAGCCTGCGCGCTGGACGGTGCGCGGGCTCACCTCGACGGAGTTGCACAACGCGTTGGAAGCCGGCAAGCGCCAGTCGTCGATCGAGTCGATCGTGAAGGCGATCAGCGCGAGCGGCGACCAGGCGCAGGCGATCCGCAAGGCACTCGGCCTGGCTGGCGACACACCCGGCGAAATCGCCAAGCGTCTGGAGATGCTGGTGGCCGGCTCTGTCGAGCCCGCGATCACGCTGCCGACCGCGGTCAAGCTCGCCGAGGCGTTTCCGATCGAGTTCCTGCTGCTCACGAACGCGATCACCAACCTGACCGGGCAGGGCGCAGACCTGGGAAAGCCCGCGCCCGCCTCGCAGCCGACGCCGGCCTGAGCCTGACCATGAGCCTGCTCGAAGCGCGAGGCGGGTGGCTCTACGAACATCGGCCAGACGTGGTGCCGCACGGCTACCTGTCGGACGACGAGATCGCCCTCTGGGCGGCCTACTACGAGCGCAAGCAGGCGCGCGAGAAAGCGAGCAAGCGTGGCTGACGCAGCGAAGACCGTCTCGATCATCTTCCAGGGGGTCGACCAATCCGGCGCGGCACTGGCCTCGGTTGAGGCAGGCATGGCTCGGGTCAGCGCCGCGACTTCGAAAATGGGGACGACCGCCGGAGAGGCAACGCAGATATGGCAGGACGCGGCCGGAAAGTGGAGAAACGCCGCCGGACAGTTTGCGTCTGAAGCGGAGCTGGCGGCCGCCGGCGTTGAGAAAGTCGGGAAAGCTGGCGACAAACTTGGAATTCTGACCGACGCCATGAAGTCGCTCGCCACTGCGGCGGTCGCCAAGGCGTTCATCGACGCAAACGTCGCGCTGGAAAAGTTCAACGCCGTCATGGTCGCCGTCACCGGCTCGACCGAGGAAGCGAAGCGTGAATTCGAGTTCGTGCGCGAACTCTCGGACCGGCTCGGCGTCTCGACGCTCGACGTGGCCGACGCCTTCTCGAAGTTCGCGGCCGCGACCAAGGGAACTGCGCTCGAAGGCGAAGACGCGAGGACCATCTTTGAGGGCTTCTCGTCCGCGATCGCGAAGCTCGGCGGGTCGTCAAACGACGTGGCCGGCGCGATGGTTCAGCTCGCGCAGGGCGTCAGCAAGGGCAAGTTCGAGCTGGACGACTTGAAGTCCATCGCGGAGCGCGTGCCGGGGTTTTTCACGACGTTCGCGCAGGCGCTCGGGGTCTCGACCGAAGAACTTTTCGAAATGGTGTCCGCCGGAAAGATCACCGGCGACGAGATCCTCAAGCTCGGCGGCGTCTTCAGCGAGCAATTCGGCGGGCAGCGCGTCGGCGGCTATGCGGCCGAACTGGAGCGTCTGAAGAACGCCATCGGCGACGTGTTCCTGCTCGTCGGCGAAACAGGCGCGTTTGAGATCTTCGGCGATGCGGTGCGCGTCACCGGCCAGGCAGTCGTAGTCCTGACCGCGATCCTAGAAGCGCTCGGCAAGTCCATCGGGACGTTCTTCGCCGCGCTTTCAACCGGCGACTGGTCGAACTTCAGCAGCACGATCGACGGCATCTGGTCGAGCGCATCCGAGAAGATCGGCAAGGCGTGGGACCAGATGCAGAAACTCGGCGAGGAGACCGGAAAGGTCAAGACGACGAGCGAAGGCGTCGGCTCTGCGCTCACAACCGGACTCGGCGGCGCGACCGATGCCGCGAAAGAGCTGGCCGAGCAGACAAAGACGCTCGACAAGGACCTCAAGGAACTCGGGCTAGACCCGAAGAAGCTGCGCGAAGGCACCGAGCAGGCCGCAGGCGATATCGTCAAAGCGTTCCAGGCGATCGCCAAGAATCCGGCCGCCAATGGCGAGGAGATCGTCGCTGCCTTCCTGGTCAGCCTCGGCAAGCTCACGGACTCCGACAAGCTCCAGCAGACACGCGACGCGATTCAGCAGGCTTTCGAGAGCGGCAAGATCTCGTCCGAGCAGTACACCGCAGCCATCGGCGCTCTGACCGACAAGGCGAGCGGCCTGTGGGACGGCATGATCAACGGCGCGCAGAAAACGACTGCGATCGCCGACGAGACCAAGAAGGCCGCCGACGAGGCGCGCCGCGCCGAGGAAGCGACCCGGGCCTACCAGCTGCGCCTGCAGGAACTCGCCAGCAACGAGCGCATCAAGCTCATCGAGGCGCGCGTCGCCATCAACGTCGCCGAGGTCGAAGCCGAGACGAAGCGCATCGAGGCCGCGTTCGAGTCGATCAACACCACGGTCACATCGACCGGTGACGTGATCGGCAAGGCCTTCGGCGCGCTGGGCGGCATCGAGTCGCGGTTCGATCCACGCTTCGAGCTGATCGAGCGACAGCTCGAGAAAGAGAACAAGCGCCGCGACGACGCGCTCGAGCTGCAGAAGAAGCTGACCGAGGAGCAGATCGACGCCCTGAAGGCGAAGACCAAGGCCCTGCAGAACGGCGACGCGCTGATCAAGGTCGACGGCGCAGGCCTGCAGCCGCACCTGGAGGCGTTCATGTGGGAAATCCTGCGCACGATTCAGACGCGGGTCAACCAGGATGGCCTCGAGATGCTGGTGGGGGTCTGAGATGCTGGTGACGCTCTCCGCAGTCGAATACGCCGTCGACGGCCACATCGTCATCGACGCCCTTGACGCCAGCGACCTCGGGCAGACCACGCGCCGCGTCAACCGCGTCGCCACGCTCGACGGCGGCGCGGCGATCAACGACTTCGGCCACTCGTGGGCCGATCGCACGCTGACGATCAGCTGGCTGCCGCAAAGCAAGGCGGCCGAGGAAGAGATCGACGCCTTCGTGCGCTTGCAGGCACAGATCCACGTCGGCACGCGCGACGGCGTCTATCTGGCCGCGCCGCAGTCCTACCAGTACGCCCCGGACGCGTCGGCCCTCGTGCTGCTCGTCCTCGACAAGATTTCGGAGTGAGGTGACCTATGGCTGCGCCTTCCGTCGCCACCTATTCAGTCGCTGCGCTCGTCGCGGCGCAGACGGCTTTTCGCAACCTGATCGACGCCGGTTCGGCCGCTGGATCACTCAAGATCCGCAACGCGGCCGACGTGCTTCTCGCGCAGATACCGCTTGCCGACCCTTGCGGAAGCGTCAACGGCGCGACCGGACAGCTGACATTCAACGTCGCGTCAGCGAAAGACAGCAGCGCTGACGCGAGCGGAACCGCCGCCTACGCGGAGTTCTGCGACTCGGACGGGTTGGTGCACCTTGCGCTTCCGGCGCAGGCTGGAACCGTCGCGGTGGCCGGAAAGCTCGTCCTGAACACGTTGGCGATCGTCTCCGGCGGTCCTGTTGAGCTGGTCTCTGCGACGGTTGGGTGATCCATGGGAAAACAGCTTTTTGCGAATAACCTCTCGACGACCACGGCTGGTCTGCTCGCCGTTGGCGGAACGTCCGTTACCGTCCAAACAGGGAAAGGCGTCCTGTTTCGTCCGACGGGCGTCTCCTATGACGACTGGACGCTCGCAACGCTCACCGATGGCACGAATGTCGAGATCGTGCGGATCACCAACCGATCCGGCGACGCACTGACCATTGCGCGCGCCCAGGAGGGCACGGCCGCGCGCGAATGGATCTCCGGGACGACGATCGAGGCGCGCATCACTGCCGGGACGATGGAGCAACTGCTACCAGGCACGGTCGCGAGCACGAGCCGTCTGGCGATTGCCGGTGGCGTCGTGAGCGCTGACAACGCCAGCGCGATCAATCAAGGGCAGGCCTTTGGCGATACATCGCTCTCCGCTGGTTTCGGATCCCGCGCCTACGCGCCGAGGTCGTGGAATCTGGCGGGGTTCTCGACGCTGCCGCGCGACGATTGGAACTTTGGATCCGAAGACGCATCGCGGATGACGGCGTGCGAAACAGTGTTCGCCTCTTCATGGGTGGACCTCGGGAACGTGCCGCTGTGGTCGGCATCGACCACCTACACAGACGGCGACGTGGTACGCCCGACCGCCGGCGGCGACACGCAGTTCCACCTGATCGTCGACGGATTCCCGACAACCACCACCGCCGTGTCGTCGGCGACGCAGCCGACCTGGGATACCGCGGACTACGGAGCGACAGAGAACAACGGCGACAACCACTGGTGGGTGACGGTTAAGCCGCTTGCCGGTCTGATGCTGGCGATCCCCGACGGAATCCGATTCTTCCCTACCGAAGTCGGTTTCATGTGCTTCAAGCGCTCAGCGACCGCCGCGCCCTACGTCTCGATCGGGACGTCGACCGACGCAACGAAGCTCGTGAACAATCAGCAGCTTTCCGATATCACTGCGGCGAACATGTGGCACAGGTTCACGGCGCTTCCGAAGGTTGGGGTCGATGACGATATCGTCTTCAAGCTGATCACCAAGGCAACCGGAACGAACAGCCAGTTCCACGGTAGGTTCTACGCCAAGGGGATCGCGATCAATACGCAGGGCGTCGTGTGATGTTGAACGGCGGCGCGATCAACTCGGCGGCGCTCAATGCCGGCGCTGCTGCGCCAGCCGTCGAATCGATCGAGGCACGCGTCGCGGTCCCGTCTCCGCTCGGGGCTCCGAACGCGGTGTCGATCCACTCGATCGGCGCGCGCGTCGGCATTGCTGGGCCGCTTGGCGCTGCGCTGGCGAAGGCATGGAACGACAGCCTGATCGTCATCCCGCCGGCATCGACCACGGTCTACACCTGTGACCTGGTCGACGGCGCCACTGTCACGCGCCTGCCAATCTCGTCATGGCAAGCGACCATTCAGACCGGTGCCGCGAGCTACCTGCAGGTCGTCGTCCCAGCCGCAGCAGGGTACGCCGATGCGATCGCTGACGGCCTTGCCTCCGGCACGGCGGAAATCGTCGTCTACCGCGGGGCACGCCTGTCCGATGGTGCGCTGATCGAGTCCGAGATGGCGCGTGCTCCGCTGTCGACGGCAACGACCGACCGCGGGCCGGGCCGGTACACCGCGACGCTGTCGGGATACGCCAGCGCCTGGACGCCGGACCCGGACCCGCCGGCGGTGTCGTCGCGCACGCTGCAGAAGATCCGGTCCATCAGCACGACCAACGGCCTGCCGCGCGTGCGCTGCGCGATCGACTGGCTGCTGCAGCCCGGCCTGACTGCAGTCGCTGACGACATCGAGTTCGCTGTCGGCTACATCAACTTCTATGCGACCTCGGCCGGCGACACCTACTGCGACGTCGGTCAGTCGTCGACCGCCTGATGGGACGCGCGCGCATCGTCAGCGGAGGCACCGACGGCCTGTACCAGGTCGAGCTGGACACCGGGTTCACGCAGATCGCCTTGCGCATTGGCAAAGTGCAGGCGCAGCTCGGCGATGTGAATGCGCGCATCGCCAAGGCCGAGGCCGAGCTGGCCGAGAAACAGTCGACTCTGGACGACGCGCGCGACGAAGCGGACGCCGCGATCGACGCCTACGCCGACGCCCTGAAGAATCCCGCCTCAACGCCGGCCGCCCGCGAGACGGCACGCAAGCTGGTGGTCGAGAAGACGCAAGCGGCCGAGAAAGCCGCCGGCCCGGTGCGCATCCTGAACCAGAAGATCGGCCTTTGGCGCATCGAGCGCGGCAGCCTGCAGGCCGAAAAGCGCCGGCTCGAAGATGTCGAGACGCTGCCGACGCTGTCGGCATGGTGCGCGGACCTCACCGAGAACACCCCAGTCGGGGCCACGGTGGCGACGCTCGAGGTGCCGGGCGAGCGCGGATCGGTTCTGGTGGCGCCAACGGCCCGAGCGCCGGAAGCCGCCGATGGCCGACTGCTGACGCGTCCGGCGATGTCTGGGCCGCAGGCGTACTTGAATGCTGCGTTGCTGCCGGGCTGGCAGCGCTGGCGCCCGACGGCAAGATTCGGAACGGCTGTCGAGATCGATTACGCGCTCGACACGATGACGGTCGAGCTGTTTCCGGTGTCGTCCAGTGCGCAGGCCTTGCCGATCAACGCGTCCGAGGTGCTCGAAAACGTGCCCGTGCGGTACATGAGCTGCAACGCGGCCGCGTTCTCGCTCGGCGATGAAGTCGTGGTCGAGTTCGCCAGTCAGGACTGGCGCTATCCGTGGGTCGTCGGGTTTCGCTCGAACCCGAAGCCGTGTGACTTGTGGAAGGCCCGGTGGACGGACGGCAATCGCTACGAGTGGACGCACACCAGCGCCGCGCGCTGGGATGAGTTGATGACCGTCCCGTTGTTGTTCCCGTTCTACCGCGGTGACGACGGCACTTGGTTCGGGATGACGGAAGCCGATTCGACACCGCCACTGGTGCGCAAGTTCTTCGGCGCGGTCGAGGTCGGGCCGGGGGGCGTGAAGACCTACTACCCGCCGTTCCTCGAGTTCTACGCCTACGACGGATCGAGTGGGGCGTATCTGACGCGCGTGATGAACTTCAATCCGTCTGGCGCGGCCACGTTGGTCGGGAAGAACGTCTGCCGACTCTACATCCATGACGGCGCAAACAAGATGCACGCGCACATCGGGTTCGCGATCGATGCGCAGTGGTCCGGCAAGACGCGCGGCGCGGTGACCGGCGGAATCGCCAAAGTCGGCACCTCGATTCCGATCCTCAAGCTCGATGAACCCCTGGGGACATTCCCATGATCGAACTGCTATCGCTGATCGGCGGCGGACTGTTCCGCCTGTTCCCGTCCATCCTCGACTTCTTCTCGCGCAAGCGTGATCTCGAGCACGAGCTGCTGTTGCTCGACCGGCAGATGGACCTTGAGAAGCTCCGTTGGCAGGCCAAGGAGCGCGAGATTGTCCTCCAGTCCGACGCGACCGCCGAGGCGGAATGGGCGAAGGCCCTGCCGGCCGCAATGACCCAGGCGCAGTCCGGCATCCGCTGGATCGACGCGGTCAACGCGTCGGTGCGCCCGTTGCTGACCTACTGGTGGTGCCTGCTCCTCTACACCGGGTACAAGGCGATCCTGGTCTGGGTGGCGATCGAAGATGCCGAACCCCTGCCGGTGATTGCGATGACCCTGGTCACGGAGTTCGACCGGGCTGTGATCGGATCGATCATCGGGTTCTGGTTCCTGGACCGCGCGCTGCGGAAGCTGGGACGGTGAGCGGCTGGCTCGACCGGGGCGTGCCCGCGCTGCTCCCGCCGCTCGTCATGCGGTTCGAGGGCCTGGCGCGAGTAGGGCGGGACGGGCTGATCCGCCCGTACCTGTGTCCGGCCGGATACCCGACGCAAGGCTGGGGCCTGCGGGTCGCCGGCATGGACGCCCCGCCAATCACGCGCCCCGAAGCAGATGCTCGGCTGATGGCGGTGCTGCCCGACTACGTCGCGAAGACGTTGCGGATCTGCCCGGAGCTTGCCGGTGACGCTGCCCGGCTCGCCGCGGCCGCCGACTTCGTTTTCAACTGCGGGCCGGTGGCGTTCTCATCATCGACGTTCTGCCGGCGGCTGCGGGCGCGGGACTGGGAGCGTGCGGCCGTCGAATGTCAACGGTGGGTGTTCGGCGGTGGGCGGAAGCTGCCCGGCCTGGTCGCCCGGCGCGAGGCCGAGGCGGCGCTGATCTTCTCCCGCTGAAAAGACGAAACCCCGCCGGCGGCAACCGAGCGGGGTTTCTGTTTCAACCCTCTGAGGCAACAGAAGGATGAACCTGAGTGCAGTTTAACGTCAACACCGGAGTGGTCAAGGTGCCGGAGCTGATCGACCGATCCCCGACATTGCAGCGGATGGCGTGGGCGCTGATCGCCATCCTGTTCGTCGTCGCGGTTCGATGGTGGTGACGGTGTCAAACGCTCATCTCTGCGGCGGTTTCCAGTTAGGGATTCAAGGCTGCGTCCAGCATTGGCGCGGGTTTCAAGCCTGTGGATAACTCGGTTTCCCTAACTCAAAACGTAGCGCAAAGCCGCGCCAATCCTTGATCCTGACACCTGACTTGAAAACCGTTGTGGGTTTGCGCCCACCGGGGGTTCGAATCCCTCGCCCTCCGCCACTGGCGCGGGTTTCCGGGGTTGTGGATAACTCGTGCGAGTTGGCAATTCCGGGTTAGTTTGCAATTCCGGGTTTTTCACTTCACTGGAAGCACCTTCCGGCCACGCCGCGATCGGCTGTAAACCTCGGTCATTGCGACCGTCGAATGCCCCGCCAATGCCTGCGCATCGCGGATGTTTCCTGTGGCATCTTCCTTGTCGCTGACCGCCTTCGCGCGCAGGTCGCGGAACTGCAGTTCGGCCGGCAGCCCGGCTTCGGCCCGAGCCTGCACCCACAGTGTCCTGATCCAGTGCTGGCTGACGGACTTCCCGTGCGCGCCCACGACCAGCGCCGTGTCGTGGATCTTCAGCCCGTCCTTCCGCGCCCGCAGGCGCTCGACCAGGACGGCCAGCTCGCCCACGACCTCGATCCGCAGCGCCGCGCGCGTCTTGCCCTGGCGGATCTCGATGCAGCCGTCCCGGATGTCGGTCTCGCGCATCTTGAGCGCGTCCGACGGGCGCTGGCCGGTCAGGTACGCCAGGTCCATCGCATCCCGCAGGACGTCTTTCGCGGCCGCGTACAGCGCCGCGTACTGCGCGTCGGTGATGTAGGTCGTCCGGGCGCGCTCCGTGTGCCGCTTCACGCCGGCGCACGGGTTGGCTCGATCGGTCGCGCCCCACTGGCGCGCCAGGTTCCAGATTGCCGACATCAGCGACAGCTCGCGGTTCGCTCGGACCGGCGACCTGCGGCGGTGGTCGAGGTACTGCGCGGCATGGATTGGGTCGATTTTCGACAGCGGCCCGTCGCCGAACCACTCGCGCAGCTGCGCGAGGTGCGTTAGGTAGTCGCGTTGCGTCCGCTCGGCTTTCTGCGGCAACTCCTCGCGGACGTATCGGTCAGCCACGTCGTTGAACGTCAGCATCCGTTCGGCGGCCGCCCTGGCGTTGCCCTGCTCAAGATCCGACCAGGCGCGCACCGCGGCGACAAAGTCGTTCCCGAGCGGCGCGTACCGCTTCGGCGCGTTGACCCCGGCGTCGTAGTAGTAATACGACTTCGCGGCCTTGCGCACGACCATCATGCGCGGCGGCAGGTTCAGGTTTTTGGTCCGTCGTGCAGCTGCCATGTCACGCCCTCAATGGCCTCGGCGTCCAAGGCCGGTCAATCACGGGGCGCGAAGTCTGCGCCTGGATCGCCGCGCGCGCAACCACCGGGCGGCCGACGGCGTTGACCCAAAACGGGACGCCCATCGCGCGCAAGGCCTCGATCTGGCGCGATGCGAAGCTGCGTCCTGTCAGTTCGGCGATTTCGTCGGGGGTCAGAAAAGTGTCGCTCATGCCGCCTCCGAGAACACCGCCGTCGGCCAATAGTCGGCTTTCGGCCTGGCGAGTTCGCCCTGCAACGCCTTGGCGGCCACCATCCACCGCTCGACCTCCGCCTCCAGTTCCGCGATCCGCTGCGCCTGCTTGCGCCTCGACATCTGCTCCAGTTTGTCGCGCAG